CACCTTCCACACCATTATTATTCTTTATAAGCTTCTCATTATAAAATGCACCTGCAAGATACATAATTCCTATTACAACTGGAAGGCATATAAGAATCAGCGTGTTACCAGTTATTGAATACTTAGATACCACAAATACTATTATTAAATCAACAACTCCTGCTATAGTCATAACAATTCCATAAACTTTGATTTTCTTTACAGCATCAACAGCACCTATGTTTGTCATTCCATAAAATCCAGCAATTGCAAAGTAAACTCCTTCCACAATAACTGCTATAAATGCTATATTCAGCAACTTGACAGCCATATATAATGCCTTTCCCTGCTCTGTTGCTGAAAATGAATATAGCTCCGACATAATATAAAACGCATAAAATGCCATTATAATTCCCATCGTTACCGCAAGCATTGATGCTAATTTAAGAATTCTGCACTTTGACTTTTCTGTTACTACGCTCATGTTCTTATCTCCGTTTTCTGATGATTAATAATTATAACATGGAATGGGGGATTTTTAAAGGGTGTGATGTATAGCACGAGTCCATTATGTATTGATTATTCTTTATTATTAACCCTCTGTGTATTCTCATCTATATCTTTATAACCATACTTTTCATCCCGGTATGAAGCTAATTCTGCATCGTAATCTGTAATATTTCCTTCTTTTGTCATTTTTAATAATTCTTCTAGTACTTGTTCTTTCGACATTGTGCTCTCCTGTTTAAAACTATATTTAAAATAATACGGCGTACCAGATAATTCAATATCTAATACACCTTATTTATCATAATTTATATATACATCTTTTTTGTCAAATAACTTACCAGCTTTCTCACATGATTCTAAAAAATCCTTTGTTACTTTATTTTGATTAAATTCACGTACAAACTCTTGGGATTCTCGCTTTTTTATAACAAATATTCTATTTATCGGTTTTGCTAATACTGCCATACTCTTCCCTCCTTCTTGCACATCATATAATTTTCTTTATTCTCTTAAATTATATTTAATCACCTTTGTTTTAAATCTTCAACAACTGAGCATATAATAAATCTATAGTGCATCTAGTTCTAATAATAATCAGACCTATTTATTCTTATGCCAATTACAGAAAAACCTGTCATCTCCCCATAATATGTTCCTTCCGTATAGTCTCCTATCCCATACGTCCAATCCCATTCCCATCCATATCCTGTCTGGTTAATGTCTGATTGACCACCCAAAGGGCATGGTTCAGATAATGGAATTATTAAATTAGGGGTGAGATTTTTATATTTGCTTGCAGCATCTATAATATGATTTTTTAGATACTGCATTCTAGGTATGCTTACTCCAGATATTGACTTGTCCGCAACACTCTTTATTTCAGACATAGTAGGTACATTTTCCTGCATTCCCACTATTGTTTTATTACTCCTTATAATTATGTATGAAAACTTTTTGTATTCTGGCAATCTCATTCCTGCATTAAGCACCATAAATTCTTTATTACTTTTGCAATATTCTGTGATTATTGGTGTTGTACTTGTGTTCTTTTTTAATGAAGCAAAATATGAATTTTTATTATTAACTGTCAGAGATTTTTTACATAATTCATCATTCATAAGTTTATCTAATTGTTTTTTCTTATCTGCAAGCTGCTGATTCATATCAGACAATTTTTTATTTCTATTTTTTAATTCACCTGATATATCAGATATTTCATCCTCATGCTTTTCTAATAAACTATTTAAATCCAAAAGAGTCTCTTGCAATGATTCAATGGTATTTTCAATATGCTCAATAGACGTCTTTTCATCAGTTATAACATAAGTTAATTTACGCTCATTATCCTTTAAGTTTTCCACTTCATCTGCTATCTTATCTATTTGAGACTTTAAACTAGAATACTGTTCTTGAATTTGTTTTATATCTATATGTATACTCCAATCCACATGTTAAAATACATATTTTTCAAATATACTGGTTCTGTTCTGCGATACTCTTTATTATATTAAACTTCATATTCTATAATATGTTATTCCCATGTCCCCATATTTTTTCATATATGACATATTATAATTTATATAATTATTTTACTGGTGGATCATATTTATAAGTCTTAATTTTTGCTGTTAATTTATCACCAAATGTATTATAATATGTCAGCTCTTTTCTTAAAGTATAATGAGGATTTATTTTATCTATTGTATATTCAATATTTATTGGTAATTCTTTACCTGATGTATCATATACTATAAATTCTACAACAATGTCATACAAAGTATAATCTCCATTATTTTTTATTTCACTTTCAATTACATAATCATAGTTTTTTGAATTATAACTATAATTACAATTCATTATCTCTAATGTTTCTTTATAAGCTTCTGTAGTTGAAGATTTAGTTATTACAGCTGTGGTTGGTTCATTGTCTACTTCAATATTTCCGTTATTATTTATTGCTATTACAACTCCAACTATCGTAACAACAATTACAATTACTAATGTGACAACAAACCATATTTTTTTCTGTTTCTTAGACCTAATATCAGCAGATTTTCTTATTTCTTCCGTCTTTTGCTTTTCTCTATCACTAAGCATATAAGCATTTTTTCTGGTCAATATCTCAATTTGTTCATTTTTATTCAACCCACAACATACACAAATATCACTATTATGATTAAACTTACCACATGAACAAAACCAAATATTGCCTAAATCTAATGGATAACATACCTTAGTATATGAAGTTTTAATATCAGGATAATATTTATCAAATAATTCTGCATGTTCGTTCGCTAACATTTTAATCTGCGACATATCTTCTCCATAATCATATATCTCAGAGTTTTCAACATTAATAACTTCTTCATCTCGTTTATATTTAATCAAATACACTTTAATATTCCGAGTAAGTACATTATCAAGTACTACTGCAACATTATCACCAAATGTCTGATTTTTTGAAATACTAAGATCCAAATAAGCAAATTGTGTTCTTTCTCCTTCATCTAATACCGCCCCAGTATCATCATATTTTTCAACAGCTATATACAACGATTTTAATTTTGAAGATGAATAATTGCAGAATCTCAATTGTGCAATTATCTCACTTGTACTATCATTTAAAAGTAACGCTCCTTTTTCAAGCTGTATATCACTTTCCATGTATTCAAAATTCACATATAAATCTGATAACTTTTTATATCCCATAATTTATCGTCCCTCATATCTCTTTTATTAAAGTGGTGGCAATTCTTGGTCATTACTATTTACACTTATTGAAGTCTTAGAATCCACATTATATAGCTTTTGAAGCATATATAACATTTCTGATTGATTATTCAAGACATGATACAACGCCATAAATAATATATACTCTATAAATCCCATTCCAAATCCTAAAATAAAATATAATACTGTTTTCAATGTATTTCTTTCTGTTCTAACCGTATACAAATATGATGATGTATTTATATCAACTCCTAACTTATATGCAAGATATATACCTAAAATAATTCCTCCAATCATTGATAACCAAGCTAAAATTTGACAAGCTGTCTGAACATTTTCCTTTTTCATAACTTTTCTCCTTTCTTTTGTACACGACTTCTTTATTAGTTAATACTACTTTATCACACTTTATCCTACTTATCAATAATTAGTAGCACATAATGGTATATTAATCATAAGGTAGGTGATTGAATGAAACCATTAAAAAACAAAGTAAGTATTACCCTTGATGAAGATGTCATTGAAAGAATCAAACAACTGGCTGAGAGTGATGATAGGTCATTCAGTCAGTATATAAATATGGTATTGAAAGAACACTTGATAAAGATTGATGGAACTGCTGAAAAGTAGTCCTTTTTATTTTGAAAGTGCTTATTATGCACTACAGATTCAGACCAAACATTATAAATCTATAACAGACATAAATATATATTAGATGCTTATCCTTGTATGCTTTTACAATTTTAAGGCACTAAAATAAGTCCACACACCTGTAAAATACAAGTACATGGACTTATTTATATGTCTTAATATTAAGTTATATCAAAGAGCATCTTTATCCATAATATATTATTATAGTTGTCTCCACGGAAAACAAACTGTCTCCACCATCACACCAACATACGCCAAATTATGCCAGCTTATGCCACGATATTGACAATTTATCCATTCACAGGAATCCCAGTAAACAAGCTGCAAACTCCCTTAAATACAGTAATTATCATAACTTTCATTAAGGTCATAAGGAGTTATCTGGTATACATAATAATTTTGCTTATTGGCGTTTCTTGGCACTTCTGAAACACGCATGAATACTGACACTCATTAATACATAACACCAATTAGATGTGTTATACCACCAATGAATCCCCAATAAATGTAACTATTTTAGAATTTTTCTCAACCGATTCATTGTAATGTTTCTCTGTAATGTTATCATTTTCATTCTCAATGTTATCATACAATTCTGAAAATTTGTCCATTTCATTTACCATATATGACGGCATAACCTTAGTGTATAAATCCATAGTCATTTGTAATGTAGCGTGTCCTAAATAACTTTGAACTGTCTTCGGTTGAATTCCCGCTTCAAAGCAACGAGTAGCAAAAGTGTGTCTAAAACAATGTGGTGAAAATGTCTCCATTTCATCTAATGTGTCTCTTGTAAGATTAATCTCGTCCACAATCTTTTTTATTGAATCACATACTGTCTGTGAATTCAAAGGTGTATTAAATTTAGTTGTAAACAAGAATTCCTTAAACTCATCTCTTGGAGTTTTGCTTTTAGGTGCTTTTGATGTTATTACCATCTTCTGCACATATTGTCTTTTTAATGCCATTTCACATTGTTTATTGATTGGTATACTTCTTTTGCTAGTTTTTGTCTTAGGCTGCTCAATATGAAACTCTTTCTGAATATCATCATCATACTTCTGATACACTAAAGTTCTTTTGACATTAATAACCTTTTTATTCCAATCAATATCTGACCATTTAAGTCCTGCAAGTTCCCCAATTCTCATTCCTGTTGTTACTGCTACAACATAAAGATTATCGTAGAAAGTTCCTTTGCAACAATCAAAAAATATAGATTGTTCCTCTACTGACAAAACCTTAATATCCTTTTGTTCATCTCTTTTTACAGAAATACCTTTTACTGGATTCTTACATAAATACTCGTTTACAATTGCCTTATTAAGTATATCTAATAAGATAATTCTCACCTTATTTTTTGTTTCAAATCCATATCCTTTATTATCAAGCTCTTTCAATCTTTTCTTAATATCAATCTGCTTAATATCCTTTAGATACTTATTTCCCAAATAAGGTGAAATATGTTTCTTGTATATCTGATTATAATGTCTCTTAGTGTCTGGTCTTATCACATCATACTTACAAACATTCATCCACTGGATATACCAGTCATCTAATTTTATGTTCTCTCGAATGTTAATTTCTTTTTCATTCTCATAAAAAGATTCATTATATCTTTTCTTAACATCCTTGAGATCGTAACCTGAAAATGATATTCGCTTACCAAATCTATTAGTAAATCGTGCTTCATATCGACCATTTTTTCTTTGGACAATTCCCTGTCCAAGTTCTTTACCCTTCAAGTCTTTACCCATATAGCCTCCTGTGCATACAAATAAAGACTTTCACTGATACTATTAATCGTATCATATGAAAGTCTTTCCATCAATCAAATATAATGTTTACTTTCTATAAATTTCTCAAACTCATGTCTCTTAACAAGGTGCTGTGCTTGTTTCCCACCATAAATAAAAATGGACATGCTTTTTCCTTCAATAAATTTCTTATATTTTTCTCACCGATTCCAGAATACTTTGCTGCCTCTTCAACTGTAAGATTCAGCTTCAACCAAAATGGTATCTCTGTCTTAGTTTCTGATATATTAATAATTACTCTTCCTTTCTGTCATCAATGCTAACCACATTGTTTTCTTTCTCTTCACGATCTTTAACCATTGATTTAACAATACCATTAACATCAATACTTCCAGCATTAATAGTAGCTTTTTCTATTACTGGCAATACATTAACCAGTTTATCTAATGTCTCCTTATCAATGGCATCTATATTTGCAAATGAATTTACAGCATTTGTTACTGATTCCATGAACTCATCTAATCTATCTGGCTTTAATACAAGTTCTCTTACCACCTGTAACAGCTCCGATATCTCATCTGAATATCCATTATAACTATGTTTTCTATAATCAATTGCTTCATCACAAGCATGTTCCAGCTCATTATATTCATCTCTTGGAATACTCTTAGCAATATCATTAAGCAACTCTGTATTGTCTTTCATAAATATCTCAAGTTTATCTAAGCTGAACTCATCGCCTTCAAATATATTAATATCTGTATAATACTTAACAAGACAGTAATTAAAGATAGGCTTTCTTAATACTGTGGCATACCCTACTGTTGGCGATACTACCATTCCTGCAACTTCCATGATAAAACCTGTCTTCTGACTAAGTGATAATTCACTTTCAACCTTACACTCTAACTTTTCACCGTTCATATTATAAAATGATTTTCCCATTATTCCTTGTTTCCTCCATTGACTTTTTTATTAATCCTGATATCTTCTTATCAGTTGTATTCTTCTTAATATTCAAATAATTGTTATTATATTTTTCCTTACTCTCAGCGTCAGCCTTTGTTTTAATATCTTCAATAACAGGATTCTTGTAAAAGACAAAACATCTCTTGTTATACTTATCAACACCTGTTCTTTTAAGCATGTATCCATAGCCTACTTCTATGATCTGCTTTACGGCTTTAATATTTCGAGTAATTATAGTCTCCTTCTTAGGTTGATTGATATAATCATCAAAATCATTCCAACAATCATCAACGCTTCTGTCACATTTCATATCATGTTCTGCCAGAAACTTTTCATATACAGAAGTGACCTTATTACTCTTCTTGAATTTATATATAGGATATTCATGGCTGGAAACACTGATAAGATTCTTTATCTGTCCAGCCTTTATAATTTCTTCAAATAATTTTACTGATTCAAACTCTAATACTTCCATTTAATCCTTTCTAATCTGAAAATATACTCTGATATAATGTATGTGTCTTCTTTAAAGCTTCCAAATTATTTTCAAGTTCTTTTTTTATTTCCTGTGTTTCTGCTATTAATGCCTTGAATTTAGCTTCTTCTTGTCTGACATTCTTTATTGTACGATTCAATACATTATTAGGCATATTTGCAAATCTCTTAGATTCTTCTACTTGCAGTTTCATTTCCTGATTTTCTGCTCTCAAATCCTCATTCTGTTTTTCAAGTAATTCAATTCTTTGTGTTAATATCAAAATCTGTTTATCTTTATTCATTCTTTTATTCCTTTCCATCAAAATAAGACGCACTCCATTACAGAATGCGTCTTTGTAATCTCGGTTAATATTTATTTGTTAATATAACAAAAGAGCAGGAGGTTAGTCCTGCTCTTCGTTGTTTCTATCATTAAACAACGAACTATTTGAATTACATAATTCTCTCAAATCTTTGCATATTGTACTATTCTTTGCATATATCACTTCTACTTTTTCAGCCTCAGATGTATCTAATATAATAATTTTTGTATTATCGTCTCTGAAATCATCCAATACATTATCAGATTTATCTTTAACAATATATGATGTTAAGACAATATGTGGTTCATTTGAATAACTTTCGTAATTATGCAACATTCCTTCGTAAACATTTTCATTATATGATACTTTTACTTTCATTGGATAATCATTGTCCATTAAATCATCCCAATAATACACATTTCCTGTATCACGAATTTTTAAAAAATCTAAAACATAAATCAAATATTTACATCTGAAAATTCTTGCAAATATATACGCTAATATTAAAGCTGATACTACTATACATATAGTGTCAATTTTATCTGATATATGAATCGGAATCAAACTTGCAATTTTGCAATAAATAAAACCAACAACCAATGAAGCTGTTAATATATGTTCTACGTCCTCTGTATTTTGTTTTAATGCAACAAAATGAAATGTTTTATTAAAAACATAACCAGTCACTATATAAATAATAATTTGTGGTAAAATATCTATTAAATCCTTAATATTATCATCTCCATTCTTTTAACCTATAATATTATTTTTTCCATTCTTCGGTGGAGTATGCGGAGGTCTTCTCGCTTCTTTTAAAGTTTTATTCGCATTTGTATTTGTTCGTTTTCTTGTCCCAGATGTACCTTTTATATTTGTTCTTTTATACGACATTTATTATTCCTCCCGACCATCAGTAATATATTTCCATTATATACCAATAATCGACAGAATACTATTCAGAACATATGTTTACAAAACCATATTTATAATCACATAGGCACACTCAATTAAGAATGTGCCTTGCAATATTACCTCACATACTTCCTTGTACTCAATGAATTTCTACCCAACATAGCATTAGATACATTCTCATTTATTATCTTTTGTACCCTCGAATTTGATGCCAGTGCATTACCAAGCTGTCGTGTAAAGTCTTCTGGATTGTCTGTGACAACCTTATCAACATTAACATTAATACCACCAATATCAACTGATTTGTTTGTTGAAACTGGGGTAATATCAGGTAACTTAGCACCAAGGTTATCCATGTACATATTGGGTGTAGTAATACCCTTAGAAAGATTCCAAAGTTTTTCAACTTGGTCTTTATTGAATACCATGTCACCAGCATCCAACCTACGAAGAGTACCATACTTCTTCGAGAAGATTACTTCTGAACCAAGACCTTCTTCATCAGTACGATGTAAACCTGCTGTTGCTGATTTAGTACCGTTTTTAAGTCCATGACTTTTGAGGTAATCTAACATCCAAACATTCTGATCGTAACTTCCTGTATATTGTCCATCACCACCCATTTGCTCATAATATTGACTACGTGCGCCAAATGATGAATCAAAATTGTTATATTTGAGCCTATCAATTACACTCTGATCGATATTCAACAAATCACGAGGAAAATAGTTCTCCTCGTATATCCAATCAACATCTCCTGAATAACTGCTACCACTATCATCAGAATCAGTGTCCCAGTTACTGCTCCAATCATCACTTGAATAGTCACTACCGCCTGAGTAACCACCATCAGAACTTGCATTCTGTTCAGCCTGTTGTCTTGCAATCTCATCAGCAACTCTTTGTGCTTCAGCATTACTATTAGCAAGTAACCCCTGTACAGCAGAATTAATATTATTGCAAACATTTGTAATAGCATTATTACCTTCAACAAACTTATTGCTAAAGTCACCTAATACATTCGTTATGTTTCCCGTGTTAGTACTCCATATAGAAGCCATTGATTCACTGAGTTTATAACCATTACTTTCTGCTGTTGAAGTTATTGTATCCGATATACTTCCTGCATTTGTATTTGAACTTTCTATAACCTGTCCTATAAGTTCATCAATATTATCAAGTCTTTTTGATATCCATGTTTCTAATTCTGACTGAACATTATCAAGAATCTGTTCAACATCACTCATTGCTTTTTCCATTTCAGTTTGCTGTAATTCATCTTTTGCGTCCTGTAACTGAGTATTAATAGATTGTCTCTTAGATTGTGCTGATTCAGAATTATCCCCCTGTAAAGATAGCAACTGTTTCTGAAGGCTAGATATATTATCTGCTTGCTTTTTAACATTTCTCTCATAATCTAATAAATCTTTTGTTGCAGATAATCCATCCTTAATTTTAGTTATGATATTACTGATAGAATCCTTCAATTTATCATAAGCATTACTCATTAAGTCCTTAATTGCACTCTTCTCTTCCTTAGAGTTCTTAATTGCGTCCTGCTGTGCTTTGATAAGTTCTTGTTTTCTATCCAGTAATTCTTTATCATAAGGATCATTCGCAAGTTCCTCATCAATCTTAAGAATCTCATCTTTGTATGCCTTTGCCTGATTAAGATATAATTCGTATTTCTGAGCAAGTAACGCTTGTACTGCATTACCATTATCATTCATATTGCCATTATCATCAGTAATTCCATTATCCTTAAGAAGTTCTATAAGAAAATCTGTTTCACCGATAAGATTTTCAACATCATCTCTTGTCTTATCAAATGCGTCCCAATTAACTTGTCTGATGGCTTTATCATATGATATGATCGCTTTCTCAGCATCATAGATTGCAGAAGATACGCTGTTTATTGAACTCTGCATGTCATACCACTGCTCACTATACTTCTCAATCTTTCCTGAATCTAATGCATTTGTCAAAGCTGTTCTCTCATCTTTTAATCTTTCAAGATTAGCCATGTCCTGCTCCTTCATAGATTCATTAAGAAATGTAGAAGAAATCCATCCTTTAGTCTCAATTATATCTAATTCCTTTTGAAGCAAATTATTATATTCATCAACTTGATTAATCTGTTCTTCATACTGTGACTTTATATTATCAAACCTACTCTTAGCAAGTCCTTTTAACTCAATATTAAGTTCCTGAACAGCAGTCTTAGCGTCTTGTGCTTTATCATAGAAATCCTGACAATCAGATATAGCATCCTTCAAATCATCATCGTAAATAACATCAATACTTATTGAGCCATCTGCAATCTGATTCTTATAATATTCGTCAAGACCATAAGAATTAAATGCGTTCATGTAATACTCATATGCCTGCTTCTGTGCGTTTATTTCGGATGAAAGAGTAGACATTGAATCAGAAAGGGCATTATTACGCTTGAGCCATGTAGTTGTTGTATCAGATACAATATTCTTAAGTCGTGAATATGCTGCAGAAATCTTATTGATTAAGCGTTCAATCCAGTTAAGTTTTTCTGCTGTTTGAGAAGAAGATGAACTATCACTACCGCCTAGACCTTGCCATGATGTATCTATACTTGCATTAATCTGATTGTAAGCCGCATCATCTATGGCATTTTTCATCTTTTCGGCTGTGTTCCAGACTGAATCTATATTATTCTGCAATTCTTTATAGGCATTACTAACATCATTGCCATTCATTTTGAATTTATAATTGTTGTCAGTTACAACCTTATCAAAGTTAGATTTTGAATAAGATTTACTGAATAATGAACCACCTATAGCACCTGGATTTCCTGCGGATATAGCATTTTTAGTAGCTTGAATATTAAAGTCAATACCATCATTTACGCCCATAGCCTTATAAAACTCTTTATAAATGTTTGCTATTTGCTGTATTGCTTGTGCTGTAATATTAACCTTTGCCTGTTCCATAGTAGTCCAGTTTGCAACATCTGTACCATAAACTGCCCCTAATTGATTAATCAGTTCTGGATAATTGGTTTTAAGGGTATTAAAGAATTGTTCATCTGTCTTAGCTTTCTCGACAACAGATTTAATATAAGCGTCCTTATCATCCTCATATACTCCCTCAAGCTCTGCAAACAATTCTTCCTGCGAAATAATACCAAGCATATACTGACCTAAAGCGTCTTTTGCTTCTGGATACTGCTTGATAATTTTCTGCATTGAATCAACACCGATACGACCTGTTTCAGACATTTTCTTCTGAATAGAAGATAGCAAATCTGCTTCTGACTGAATGTCTGCTAATGTTGCTGTCTTAGTCTTATCATCTGATTCTTCAAGAAGAGAAGTAGGATCAAATGTTTCTACTGGCTGTTCAATAGGATTCTGTTCAGCTTCCTCTTGAACTTTCTCCATAGCTTTCTTATATTCAGGAATATACTGTTGGAATATTTCAAGCCATGACTGCATATTTGCATAAGCTGTAGCATCATATGCATCTGTACCCTCTGCCTTCTTCATCTTCTCCATTTCAGAAGTAAGCTGATTATATAAAGTCTCTTTATTCTTATCAAAATCCTTTGTCAATAAGTCAAGAGTATACTGTGCATTTTCAACTGACTGCTCTGCTAAAGCCTTCTGATCTTCATCAGTGGCATTGTTCAACTCTTTTACTGCGTCATTATATGCGTCTGTAGCAAGTTTAATTTTTGCTAACTGTGCAACGGCTGTATCCTTATCATTACCGCTTGTAGCCATGTTCCAGCTTACACCGTTGGCAGTTCCGTCACCATTAAAATTTTTTGAAACAGATGATATAACATCTGAAGCATTAGAGCCAACATCAAAACCATTACCAAACTGTTTATTAAATGCTTTCTCTGAATCTCTAGCCTGAGTTTTAACCTCTTCATTATTAGCTTCCTTGAGTTTTTCAATCTTCTCATCTAATAAGGCATTCTGATATTTAAGGTTTTCAATCTCTGCTTTCTGTGCTTCTGTTATAGTACCATCTTCCTGAAGCTTATGTAATTCTTCAATTTTCTGTTTGTTTTCTTCAATAGTGGAACTATATTCAGATATGGAATCAGAATTTTTAGATACATTTTCTTCTGATTTTTCAATAGACTTATTATATTTGTTGACTGCTGTTGTACCATCAGCCCAGTCCTGAACTGCATTTACAAGTTTATACGCACCATACATAGTTCCTAGTGCTGCTGTAATTGCTAATAAATATGGATGTGCCAATGCAAGATTCTTAAGTGATGTTCCAAGACCTGTGATAGAAGTTGTAAGTTTCTTTGTTGTGTCAATTGCACTACCTTCTTTTGCAGCAACATTTGATACTCCATCCGATAATACATCTGCTGCCTCACCAACTTTTAAGAATCCATCTTCTACTTTCAGTGAACCACTAACGGCACTTTCAAAGAATGTCTTCATAAGATTAGATGTTGTAACAAAATTGTCCTTCTTACCCTTCACCAAATTAAATATATCTACACCCTTAGTTATTGTCTTGTATGTGATAAATAGTTTTATCAGCTTCGCAACACCATCATTTCCCGTAATGTCTTTTAATGACTTTGATAAATCCTTAAAGCCTTCCGCTAAAACACCTATACTTGAACCTACAATAGTGTCCTGTTCAATGATGTTCTCAAATACTTTTAATAAATCTGTTGCACCTGATAATACATCTTTTATCCAGTCAGAATTTATTACCTTCTTTGATACAGATTGAAATTCGTTCTTAAGCTCATTTCGTAAGCCCTCAACGCTCTGGCGATAAATTTCATTTTCGTTAGCTGCACTTCCAAGACTGTCCTTTGACTGCTCAATAGCTTTATCAACATCAGCTATCTGTTGCACTATTGCATTAAACACATTGACTTGTCTCTTTCCTGATGCAAGTTCAGCATAATACTGCTTCTGTTCGCTTGTAAGTTGTGGATATATCTTAGCATAGTCACTCAAGATATCATATGTACTTCTTAAGTCACCATTAGAATCTTCAATAGCAACTCCGATTTTTCCAAATGATTCACTTAACTCTGCTGATAACCCGTCAATTTCATCTCCGTCCTCATCTATTGCTCTAAGTCTTTGAGAAATAGTGATAAGACCTGTAGAAACCTTTTCCATGTTTCTTAACTGTGCATAACCACCAGTTAATAATCCGATTGTCTCATCAATGCTGTTACCAGCCTGATTCATTGTACCTGACACACGTTCAAGACCATCAGCCAAATTATCAAATCCGACTGGACTTTGGTTTGAAACACTGTTCATTTTATCTACAATGGTCATAATATCAGATTCATTGATATTAAAACCTTTTAATACCGCTATCAGGGTACTTGCTGCATCAGAGGTCTGTGTGATTCCATCCGCAACATTAGTCATAAGAAGTGCCGACTTACCCATATCCAAGCTGTCTTCAAGACTATAGCCAGCTCTTTTAAACTCTGTGGCAGCTTCTATCATATCAGAACCTGTACGACCAACCTCATCTGCTGCATCAAATGCCCTATCTGAAAACTCTAACAATTTATCAGATGTAAGGTCTGCTACCTTGTTGAACTCTGTAAGTTTCTTATCAAGGTCTGCTACCGCATTAACCATTGATTTAAAACCACTTATAACCTGGTCAATAACTTTGTAAGCCAACTGATATCTAAGAATATTTTCAAAAGCGTCTTTAATACCACTCTTCAACCCATTAAAGAATCCTGTGTACAAACTTCCAGAAGACTTTACTTGCAATGCTATATTACTGAACTGTCGCTGTAGCTTTGAGAAATCAGCCTTGTTATTACAATTCTGTAAATCAGATATAATCTGTTTTAACTCAGAATCATACTGTGCCGCTGCCTGTCTATTCTGCCCCATCCATATAACAATCTTATTAGTGAGTGCAGAAGCCCCTTGCATTGTTGAAGTATCAGCACTAAGATTTCTCTGCTCCTGGACAGTTACCTGATACTGTTTCTGTAAGTTTTTTAAAGATGTGACAATCTCATTATACTTAGCAATCTTTTCCTGCGGATCACTTATTGTATTAATAGATTCCATAGAAGATTTTAACTCTTCAATCTGTGTTTTAACATTGTCTGGTACTTTAATAGAATTGAACTTTGCTTCAATTAATGCTATATCCTGTGGTAATGTTTCCAGATTGTTCTTCATTGCTTCTAATGAACTGGCATGTGTACCCTTAGAAATTTCAGCATTGAATGTCTGATACTCCGTTCTTGCTAAACGAAAATATGTTTCTAACTGTTTAATATCATCTACTGTGGATGCTTTGATAGATAAATCATTGAATTTATTCTGATTATCAGAATTAAGAGATATACCGGCTTTTTCTGCCTGAGTATTAAGAAGCTTCATCTTAGCAATCAGTTCTTCCTTCTTACGGATTACCTGATTATCTGATTCTGTCTGTCTATGATTAGCCTTTGTTGTGGCTTCAATATTTTGAGATAATGTCTTTTGTCCTTCTGACCATTTGACAATGTTATGTTCCATGCCGTTTGCATCATACCACTTACCTACTGATTTTAACTTTAATGTAGCATTTGTCACCTCGTTAAGCTCATTACGATAAGTAAGTAATGCCTTTGTAGCCTGTCCATTATCATCAACATTAATCTTGTACTTGACTAATTGTCCTTTATTATTTGTGATGTCTGCAACAATTTTATTAATCTCTGCTTTAACTGCATTAGCATCAGACAAGTCAAATTGAAATGGAACTTTTACATTAAGTCCTGTCGTATTAATTCCTGATTTTAACTGCTGATTAATAATATTCTGTTGCTGTTTTATAGAGGAAGTATCTAATTTGACTGTCCCCACATTGATTTGTAAATTTTTAGATATGCTATCCAACTGCTGTTGAATAAACATTTGAGATTTGCTTGAATCAAGCCCTACTGCAACACGTGCAGCATTTGTATCAGACAAGTTCTTTAGCACCTGTCTCAACTGCTTGGACATAAGTTTTTGTGTTGCATTCATGTCTAATCCAAGCGTAACTAAATTGTTAGCCATTAATTATAAGCCTCCTTAATAATTGATTTTAATATCAATACCTAAAGGATTATTTTTATTGAATCTGGCTATTGCTTTTTCTATAAAGTGACCACCTTCTCGATATCCAAAATTTGCAATATCTTTATGCCAGCCACTTTTCACCTTGTATCCTTCATTCATAAGTTCAATTGAGTTTATTACATTATCACTCCACAACGATTTGTGAAATGCATCATCAGAATATACTATGTCAATTACAAGCTGATTCTTTGATGGATAAACCTTTACAACATCATCAACACTTATTGAATCTCTCATATTATATGTTCTGTTATATATTGTCGGTGTATATGAGAAATACCATGCGTCAATTTCTTCTTGAAGGATTTTAAGAAATCTGTCTGCTTCGGCTTTAAGTTGTTTTTCTATAGTATTACCAGTCGGCAAGACAAGCTTTCTTAAATCAAAACCTAATGTATTATTCATAAGCTCCTTTCCTCCAATTTAAACAATTCTAGGTATTAACATTATTTGTGAGACCTATCATCGCAAAAATCTTCAATTAATTTTATCTGATCTTCATTTAATTCATAATTATCAGACAGCCATCGAGACATTTGAGATGGATAGATTCCAACTAATGAGGCGAGATATGATTTCTTAATGCCATGCTGCTTAAGATGTTCTTCGACTTTTTGTTGTAATTCCATTTCAATGTCCTTTCTTAATGATAAAATCTATGGTAAAAAGAGATAACTTCTGCCATAGAATAGGCAGTTATCAAAATAATTTTCAAAATTATTTGTTCTCTTCCCCTATATAAAATTTGTAAAAATAAAAATGGAATGTGAAATTTGCTATAAAAATAAGGCAAAAATCACATTCCGACACTCAATTTGAAAACTTTAAATTCTCAAATATGATTCAGGCAGCAGGCTCTTTCTTGTCCTTATCCTGCTTTCCTTCATTCAATTTTTTCAAGCTATCACTACATTTTTGACTGCATGTCTTGGTGTTCCCGACTTTTATAAAATGTCTTCCACATATCACACATTCACACAACTTCTTTCTTCCATTGCTTTCAAATGCTTCTAAGTAAACAAGCGGATTATATATATCCTGAACCTCAAACAACACATTATTATCATCTGATATGTCCATATTCAGAACAAATCTTTGCTTCTGCTTATCATCTTCTATATGAATACTGCCAGACTTATTGAACCTTTTGAAACTGCTATCAAATGAAGCTGCCCCAACCATTTTCATAATTGTATTCATATTATAATATATCGGAGTTCTTTTCTTCTTACCATTCGGCTTGATTTCAGTTTTATGCTTATACTTTGTAATAAAAAATGAGTTTCCTTTTAATCTGTCAGTCTGTTTAGCATATTTATAATGACACAACAGGGTAAACAATAATTCTCTGTCGTTCTGATAATATGTGCCATTCTTCTTTTTCTGAAGAACTGCGTCCATGAAAGTCATATCTGCCTGTGTTATATTAACGCTCTTTCTGCTCAATTTATTCTCGAGTATATTATCTAAGGTATCATCACCCTCAACAGCTTTTTTATAGCACATTCTAGCTCTTTCCTTTATAACAATACCTGTCTTCTGATTCTGATTAAGGTTATCAACAATAACATGTCCAAAACATTTCCATAGCATATCTTTAGTAGAAGTCTTAAACTCATTTTTATTATATTCCATGTCAATAATTGAATTAACTGCAAGATTAATATTAAATTCACCATTCTTAGTGAAGATATCTTTAATCTCTCTAATACAATGATAATGAAATACTTCAAACTTTGCTGTAATATCACGGCTATCAGTGTTTCTTCTGTCCATCTCTTTTTTAATATCTTGACACAACTTCTGCTTTGCTTTCTTCCTGTTGTTCCAGACAGCATACGCCTTTATATATTCATCACTGTATCTGTCAGGTTCATATAGTGGCTGCTTAACACCTTTATAATCTAACACATAAGAATTGTTCATAAGATTCTTGTAATCAAACTTATTCTTCTTATTATCTTCATCAGTACCAACATCATACATAAAATGCTTTCTTCCTACTTCTATATCAATGTACTGAGGGATTCTATCCATAGGACTATTCGTATAAACCTCAAGACTTGATGATTTCTTACCTTTAGCAAACTTGAAAAACTGCGGATACTTTATATTTGATGGTTTAAACATATTCTTAGGATTAGGAATGAGTTCTTTATATAATTGTTCATATTCACCTATTAAAAGATTCTTTCCCGTCTTAGGGAAGTCTATTGCATAGTTGGACATTGCACATATAACATTAATTGCATCATCATATTTTAATGGATTATCTTCTAAATCTGGTCTATTCCACAATTTAGTAATAGCGTTACTTGATAAACCAATAATATTATTTTTGAATCCATCAACAAGCGTTTTGTATATAGATTCATTATCTATCTGCTGTGCCTTTGCTTTCTGCATATCATAATATAAAGGTACATCAGGTAAGCCCTCTGTGGCTTTTAATACAGCCTTATCAGCTACAACAAGAATGTGGTCTCCGTCCCAGTCGCACATAAGAAACAATGAAATCATATCATGGCAGCTTACAACTGTATCACTTTCCATATACTTGAACCACTTCTTACATTTATCTGAAACTATCAGTTTTCTTCTAGGGCATTCATATCTTGACAGGTGTGGGCTTCTAAGACATAACACTTCTTCCACATCCCCCTGCTCACCATAATATTTATTATATACATGATTCTCAGGTACTAAGCCCTGCGGATTGACATTACCCATAAAGAGGTACTCGCAAAAAGCGTACATGTCTGGTGCTACATAACTGTAATATCCTTTAACTGGAATCTTACCGCCTTTATATGAATTCTTTCTTGCATTATATAAGCTATGTATCTTGCTCATAATATATTTGTCCTGTATAAGTGGTGGGTAAATATCCAGTGCCTTTGCTATATAATAATTTGCATTTTCAACCTTTTCTCCATCTGCTGCCAGTGCAACAACATCATTATCACCAACAATTTCTTCATTTAATATATCGTCAATTGTAAGTCCTAACTCTTTCTTCACATATTCAAGATCTGTTTTTAACTTGCGTAAATCTTCTATTGCTGGCTGGCATAACTCTGTAATATCTGTATTGTATGGGAGTGTCTGTAAGAATTGATATGAGAAAGTAACCTCTTCCTTCGGAGGTTCAGCATAAGCATTAATGGATAATTTTAGATTATTTTCTTTGAATTTTTTCTTGTATTCTTCCCAAGAACTGTACTGCTTCCACATTTTTAACTGACTTGTTGTAAGAATATATCTTATATCTTCCTTTTCTACATCATGCGGAGTTCCCCACGGATCAACCAGAATACTATTATGAGATACTTCATGAGCAAACAGTCTGAAGTCAAATGGGAACATAGCACCTTTGATATAACCACCTCTTATCTGACAGCTTGAAGGTAATTCCCCTGGAATAAACATTCCTGCTCCGTCTGTATGTTCAATAGAAATTCTCTTGGTCTGATATTCTTTCGGTGTATCATTCACATAGCATTGTCCGTTATCATCCGTCTTTATATCAATGTATTTAACCTTACCATTAACAACAGTTTTAAGACCATCAACGACTATACACTTGTCAATATCAATATTCTTAGGCGGTAGTTTGCTTGATGATAATAATAACGCATTATATGATAAATACTTACCAACGTTCATTCCTTTATTATCATTACCTTTATCAGCATTTATTCCATCAACTGTAAGTCCTGCCATTAAGAATGATTTATGTGCTTCATAAAATTCTTCCTTTATAAGAGTAACCTTACAATTTCTCACCTGACCTGTAGTTGCTGTGAATAATTTATATTTCTTACCACCTATAATGATTCCCTTATCTATAATCTGCCATAAGATTTCATTATGATTGATTACCATATAGATAATCTCGTCCAGAAGCTGATAATCGCACTTCTTATACCCTCTATCAGCTAATGCAAGCCTGACAATATCATTCTCAAATATCACAATCTCATTTCTTTCATTCAAATACTTGTCTGATACTGTCCTGACAGATTCATTGTTATGAATAGCCTCTAATAATTCTGTATTCTTTTTCTTCTTGTCATTATAGATAGCATTCTCGTCATCTGTGAATGTCTTAAATGTATTTAATTGATAAATCCTTACTCTTCCTAGTTTAAGCTTTGTATAATTGTGTTCTATAATTAACACCAACCTTTCTGTATATTCTTTTTATAGTATTCTCTGATTTTATTGTGGTTTTGGGGTAAAAAAAATACCAACCACCGAATATTGATGGTTGGTATTTTCATTTTTAATCATCTTTTTTTATTTTTTCTTTTCTTATTGGTCACAATCTCTTTTTTATCAAAATTTTTTTCTATTTCATCAAGTGCAACAGATATATATTTTAACCATTTTGACCTAGCAGTATTCCTGTTAGAAAAAAACGCAACTATCAACCCCAAAAATGTAAAAATACCAAAATATACTAAAGCTGTTTTTATAAATAATATCTTATCACCAAATCCATTTATAATAGTTAGAATTAATGCTATTGCAGACATCAAAAAACTTAACATTTTAATAGTGTCATCATTAAAATTTTCATGTCTTTTTAAATCCGCTTTCAATTGAAGTAATTTATTCTTATCATGATTTATATAATCATCTACCATCTTATATGCTCTTACTACTTCTAATTCTTTATCTTTATTTTTTTCTAAATCATCACATATTTTAATTATATCATCCATAATATCATCTCCATTCATTTAATATAATTACATTATATCACATATAATTTTATAATCAATATTTATTTCATCAATAATATTTATTTTTCAATGTTCATATATTATTATAATTACTTTGCTATATAAGGCTTAAATTGCACCTGACAGACCAAACAGACACTTTTATCTGCCAGACACACAATTTACCATCTAAAACAATATCACCCGAATTTGATACCATTTTCTTTAATTTAAGCCTATATATACAAGTGTTAATTGCTTTAAGGAAATGCTGATTTCATGGGAAGTTTTTCAGCTATTTACGCCCTATTTGTGGACTTTTCTTTTTCTTATTTTTCCTATTTTCATTCTCCCAATTTCTAACTGCAAATTTTGCCATTTCAGGATTATCAAATATATATTTTATAGGACGAATATATGGTTGTGTATCCTTTTTCCCCTTAACTAATACTTTATTAGTGTCTAAATTTATTTTTATAAGAATGACTTTACATGCACCCGAATAGTTACATGTATAATATGTCCTTCCTATAATTAATTTTTCTTTGTCTACTGGAATCGGTTTTATATATCCCATTATCGTAATCTCCTTTTCATATCTGATTTTATTTGCAGACGTTCGCAAGAACGGATGCAAGGGCATGAGCTTCGTAGGAAGCGAAATGACCAACTGTCTGTGACATAATATATTAGTGGGAACATCCCACACCCTGTTAGTC